CGGAGTCAGGTTGGTGATGGTGTCGAGCGACCAGCCGCCGCCCACGGCGCTGGTCCAGATCAGCAGCGTGGACCGATAGCTGCTGGTGATGAGGATGTTCGAGGCGGTCTGTGCCGTGTTCCATTTGGTTTGAAGCAGGCTTCCGAGCGCCTGCAAGCCCAGGCCGGCGAGGCTCGCGGCGCTGGCGCTCGATGTGGTGGATGCAAGCTGGTAGGCCACCCACGTCCCATTGGCCGTGGTGTTGTCGGTAAGCGCTATGATCCACGCCTGCGTGGTGGCGATGACCGCGATTGCGTCGTCGCTCTGATCGGTCAGGGTGAAGGAATTCGCCCCGACATTGGCAACGATGGCGACAACGCCGGTCGATCCGGTATTGCCAGGCGGCATCATCAGTTCAAGCCCGGCCGCTCCCGCCGTGACATCCATTAGGCTGGCCACGTAGGGGCTGCCCTCGGTCGTCTCCAGCGGCCACACCAAAGCCGCGTTGGCGGCAATCGAGAGTGCCAGGAATGACGGATTGGCGGGCGCTACCGGCTGCGCGCCGAAGGTGTTCGTGTAGCTCATGGCGTTTTCCGCTCAGCGGCGCGATCCAGAATTCGTTGCAAGTCTTGTCCACTCAAGCTTGCGAGTTCCAACTGCTGCATCTGCTGCCAGACCGCGATACGGGGGTCGTCCTTGAGGAACGGTGCTGCCTGAAGCAGCGCCGAGTAGAGCAGAAGGTTCGGGGTGTAGTTGGTCCAGAAATTGGTCTGGTTTTCCGCGTCCAGAAGTTGTGGCTGCATGTAGAGCAGCGCCTCGAACGGGTAGGGCTGGTCCGGCGTCGGGCTGATCAGCCAGTGCTGGTAGTCGTAGTCGGCATACCATGCCGGCGGGTTCGCGTGATCGGTCAGTGTGCGGTTGGGCCAGTACGACGTGCAGTACTCGTAAGCCCGCGGATAGAGCCATGTCCGTGTCAGGTTTCCGCTTCCGGCACCATAGTTGATCGAAACAGTCTGGCGCCACCTGTCCGGCTTCGTCACCACTGCCACTCCGGTCTGGAATCCCCCGGCTGGTGGCGCACTGGTCAGGGACTCGATCTGGCCGAGCAGCTTCAGCAACTGCGCGCAGTCGCGCTCGGCGGCGTTCACCAGCCGCGGCAACTGGTTGAACACGGTCGGATCGGTCTCGGCCGAGCCGCCGCGCTCCAGGTAGACCTGCATGTCGCCGATCAGGCTGCTGAAGTTGACGGTGGTGGGCATGGGACGGGATCAGAACCCAGCTTCGGTGAGCGCCTGCGATGAGCCGGAATCGGTGATTGCGTTGATAGCCGCAGTCGGCATCGGGAGCATCGTGCTGCCGAAATTGGTGCATCCGCCGCCGAAGAACACCGGCACGCCCTGGCCGACGACCGCTGCGGCGCCCTTCACGTTCAGCCACACGTTGGTCGTGCTCGCCGGCAAGGTGCAGAGTTGCAGCGCGGTGGTGAACTGCCCAGCCGTCGCCAGTGTCCCGGATGTGGTGCCAGCACTCACCGTCGTGGACGCGGTATAGGCACCCACGGAAGCCGGCGGCGACGACCCGGACGCCGAGCCGCAGGCGTTGCCGTTGGTGTCCACCGTCGGTGCCGCCTGGCTGCCGGGGTTGTATATCCCAGCCGGCACTGTGCCGCACTTGGACACCACCGTCGGGATATCGGACTGCGCGCGCGCCGCGACAGGGAGAAAAATCGCTGCGGCGCCTATCGCTCCCCAGAACATTTTCCTCATGGCATGAAGATCCCAGCGCTTATCCATGTCACCTGTCCATCCGTCACCATGACTCCGAAACTCGTTGGCCAGCGGGGCGGCGCTGCGCCCGACAGCCCCGGCACCAGGCACAGGTACACCCACATCGTGGCCGCCGCCGTGGTTGACCCATATTCGATGCCGGCCGTCACCTGATAGCCGAGCGGATACTGCTGCAAGGCGCCCCATGGCGCCGGCTGGTTGATCACCGACACCGGCGGCGCCACCGCCAGTGCGCTTGCAGTCGGGCTGGCCGCAATGGCGCGCGCACCATCCACGCTCAGCACCGCTTCCAGCGGCAGCACCGGCACTTTCATTGGCCCCGGCGTGAGTGTCAGATCCGGGCGCGCCCACTCCAGGGTGATGTCTTCCGTCGGCCGCGACGGCAGGCGCCATGGGTCGAACTCATCGCGGCAACCATCCTTGCAACACATCAGGCCGGGCGAATTCGGGTCCGGGTCCAGTTCAGTCCACGGATACTTGACGCCGCACCGCGCGCATAGCGCTATGCTGATCTTCGTATTGCCGCGTGTGTCGAGATATACTGGCATTGCTATGCCGTATATGCCCGCAGGTTTGGCATCAGCCGTAGTGGCGCACGGGTGCGCTCTTCCGCCCATGCCAGCGCTTCCGACTTCGCGGCCTTCGCCTCGATGGCGGTGATGCGCTGCTGCTTGGCCATGAGGCTGAAATACGATGCCGTGGACGACTGGTCCTCGTCGGGCAGTTCGTAGATCAACATGGTGGCGAGCCGCCACATCATTGCCTCGGCCCAGCGCTGCGGGATCTCGACGTTGTTGGTCAGCGACCCCGGATCTTGGATGTAGCGACGCACCAGCGCCGTCACGGTGCCGTTGTAGTAGCCTTCGAGGTTGAGCGTCGGCCAGATCTTGATGACCGGCGCATTCAACTGCCGGTCGGTATAGCTGGAATTCGGCCGCCCGGACTGGAAGAACTTGTCCGGCAAATTCCAGTAGTCGTCGATGTTCAACGGCCCGATCTCGATGTCCTGGCCGTTCGCCAGCCCGAAATTAAGCTGGTTGAGCGTCCATGTCGCCGCGCCAGCAGGGCCTGGCGCGATGACCGGCAACCCGTTCGGCCCGATCACCGGCTGACCGTTCGGGCCGATCACGTAGGAGACCGCGTTCGGATTTGCAATTTGCAAGTACTGCGACGTGATGCTCGGACTGAGGTCGAAATAGGCCCAGGTCTGCGGCGCGAACGTCGTGCCGGGCAGCGTCTGCACGACCGTCCAGTTTACCCCGTCCGGCGACACCGACAACTGGAGCGCGGCCGTATTGTTGAACGGGCCACCGGGCAGCACGCCTACGGTATCCACCTCGATCGGCGAGCCGAAATTGACCCACACCGCCGGCAGGGCGCTGGTGATCGGTACGTCAGAATTCGGCACGCCACCGAACAGCACCGAGCCATTCGCCCCCGTGCTCAGCGTCGCCGCACCCCGCCACGGGTTGATGATGCGCCAGTAGGCATGGAACACATCGACGGTGCCCGGCGGGCACACCACGTCGGTCTGCCCGACGCCGCAGGGCAGCAGCAGGAACTGCCGCGTCCACAACGGGAAGCCGGCATTGATCCACTCGCTGGTGATCGAATAGACCAGATCTGTGGCGATCTGAAGCTGCTCGGCCGAAGCCTTCTCGGGCAGTTTGCCGGCGCGGCGGAAGGCGTGGTCGATCACCTTGCTCATGTTGAAGCCGTAGGCGCTGACCGTGCCGCTGGTGCTGGCTGGCATTGACGTCTACCACAGATTCCAGCAGCCGCCGGCCGTATAGTAGGACGCAGTGAACGGAGTGCTGCCGGCACTGGTGTAGGTCTGGCAAATGGCACTCCCGGCCGTCCCGCCGGTCGAGAACGTGACGATGCCCGGCGTGTTGATGGTCACGCGCCGCGCATTCCATGCGCCGAAGATGTTCGACACCCCGGTCGTGCCAGTGACGATCCACATGGGCGCCGGGTTGCTGAAGGTGATCGAGGAGGCGCTGGCAATGGTGGGCGTGAGCGAATCCAGGCCAGGATTGTTGGCAACCGAACTGTTGCCGGTCGGCGTGCCGGATGCCGGCGCGCTCGGACCCGTCATGTCGTTGCCGAGCAGGATCACGTCGGAGTTGGTGCCGGCGAAATCGACTCCGAGGGCGAAACTGCCGGTCAGTCCGGCGCAGGTGCCGCCAAGATCGGTGTTGTCGCGGATATGAACGCCACTGACGCCGGCCGCCAGATAGACCGCCGAACTGCCTGATCCGCCGCCGCAGACATGCGAGGCATCGACGGTCAGGTTGGTGCCTGCCTCGAAGTCGAAGGCGTTGGAGTACGACGCATAGGCGCGGTGGCCGAGGAAATAGATGTCCGTGATCGTGCCGGCGCCGGTGTTCTCGACAAGAACGCTCTGGCCATTGATGCTGTTGGCGGTCCAGGTGCCGGTGAACTGCATCCCGCGCACCACGCCGGTGGTCGCTCCGGCGTTGATGATCATCGGCTGCGCAGTCGTCGTGTCGCCGAGGACGGTGTTGCTGAAGAACCCGAACAGCACCTGCTGGTTGGCGCCGGGCTGGATCAGCGTGCCGACGGCGGAGAACAGGATGTCGTTGCCCTGGAACACGCAGCCGCCGCAGTCGGCGATATACATCCCCTCGCCGGCCGGCGGGACAAAAACCGACTGGATCGTCGTGTTCTCGACGGTGGCGATCGTGGTGGCGCCCGTGGTGGCGCCCCCCAGCGTCATGCCCACGCAGCCCGAGCCGGACACCCGGGTGATCTGCGCGTGGTCGATGATGATGGTGTTGCCGTTCACCAGCATGCCGTCGCACGGCGCGTTGATCGCGATGTCGCGGAAGGTGTCGTTCGCGTCCGTCGCCCCCATCGAGATCGCGGCACCCGACGTGTTGGTGCCGGGCGCGCCCATGTCGAAGGAGAACTTCTCGAAGATGCTGCCGTTGCACGCCGGCGCCACCGTCAGGACCGTCTGGTTGACCGCCAGCGGCCGGAACCCGGAGAACGTCTGGTAGGGCGTCGCACTGCCCTGGTTGCCCTGCGTGCCGACGATGTCGATGGGCGCCGCACAGGTGATCCCGGTCGCGTCGATGGCGTAGATATGCGGGCCGAGGTAGAGCGTGCCGCGCGCATTGGCCGTGATCGCGGCCTGGACGCAGGCGGTGTCGTCGTGGGTGCCATCGCCGTAGCAGCCGGGGATCAGCGGCACCCATGCGCCGCCGGTCATCGTGCCGCTCAGCGTCGGCGAAACCAGAGTCGATGCGGTGATTGTCGCACCCGTGATTGCCGAACCGGACGGGTTGACCGGCGTGTAGCCGAGCGCGGTCGTCACCTGCAACGTGGTCAGGTCGTTCAGAACCTGCAGGACGCTGAGCGCGCCCTGGCCGCTTGTTCCGAGCGATGGGCGGAAGCCCAGCAGCAGGTCGGTGGGTTGCGCCGCCGAGCCGGATAGCGACGTGCATGGCCACGATCCGGCCGCGGCGCCGCCTGGACACTGCGCCTGCACCGGAGCAGCGCGGGCCAGCAGTGCGCCGAGCAGGACGATACCGAGGATACGGGCAAGACGCGCCATGGCTGACTCCAAAAGCGGGAACCAGCCGACGGCGCGGCGTCAGCTCAACGGTGGCAGCCTAGCACGGCGCTATCCATCGCGCGCGTGCATCCTCTCAAATGCGGCCACGGGCATTTCGGTGTGCTGCACCACGTCGCGCTCGACCGGCAGACCCATCGCGCGCTCGATCGCGGCGGCACTGCGGCGCATCAGGAACGTCACCTCGGCGTAGCCTTCCGCCGCGCCGGTCAGCGCCTCGCGCTCCCAGATCTCCGCCCATTCGCGAATCGTGTGGGCCTGGGCTTTGGCGGTGCTGGGGTGCATGGTCAGGCGCCCTTTGCGGTTTCTTCGGTGGCCAGGTCAGCGCAGCGAACCGGTTTGTTCACGACGACTACCCCTTCATCCTGCCGCCACGCTTCATCTGCGGAATCCCCTGCTCCGACCCTGCCATGTCAGGCTCGGCGCTCGGCTGCACGCCATAGGCCATCTGACCGCCCGGCATCGCATTGTGCGGCGAGGTGGTGAGCGTCGGATTGCGCGGCGGCTTGTTGATCGGCATGTCCGAGCCGATCGGCGAGCGGTGCCGCGACGCCATCGGTTTCATGCTTCGCGGCACCCGCACCGGATCGCCGGCAAAGCCGCCCCGTGCGCGATGGACGTACTCGCTGCTGTCGTGCATGCCCTCGATGCCGCCCATGGCCATGCTCGCCGGGCGGCCGTCCGCCAGATGGTGGGTGATCCGCCCATCGGCATGGTGGACGGTATGGCCACCATGATCGTGGTGATGCACCACCGCTCCGTCGGCACGGTGATCGACGCGGGTGACGCCGTGGCCGTGTGGATGCATCTGGCCCATGCTGGCCTCACCACCCTCGGCGTAGGCCTCGCTGCCGTCGTGGTTGTGGTGGGTGATGTGGCCGTCCTGGTGCTCGACCGTCATGCCGCCGTGGCTCATGTGGCAGACGCGGCCCCCGTCGGCACGCATTTCCTCGCGCACCATATGGCCGCCATGAGGATGCACCGCACCGCCGCGGGCGTAGTCGCCGCCGCCCATCTCCATCGGCTCAGGAACCGACTTCGGGCCGCGCGTCGGCTTGTCGGCGGCATACGGCGGCTTGGCACCACCCTCGGCCGAGCGATTGAAGCCGAAATCCCGGGAAAAATGCTCCGGCCTGAAATCGCCATCGACATGAGTTATCGCCACGGTCCGACTCCTACTTCTTGCCCATGCCGGGATATCTCCGGGCAACGGCGGCATTGACCTTCGCCTTTTCCTCGGGCGAGCCGAACTGGCTGACTCTCGCCTTCGCATTCGCGGCGTGGGAGCGATCATTGATCGGATAGCGTCCACCCGGCAACGCGAAATCCCCCGCCGGCAGGGCGTGGCGCTGGGCTGCCGTCATGTGGCCGCCTTCGGCCATACCCGGCACGCCAGGCGTCATGTCGGGCCGGGGTGCGGCACCCATCGCTGCGGTGGCACCGGGCGCCCCGCGGGGCTGCATCTGCCGCATGCGGGCAGCGTTCGCCAGCCCGGCGACCGCCTGCTTGGCGCCGACAACGCGGCCGGCTTGCAGCATGTGCCCGGCCGCCTGTGCTGCATCGCCGACCGGCATGGTGATGGTGGCGCGCGACATCGGGTTGGCCTGGGCGCCCATCTGGCCGACGGGCTGCGGCGGTGTGCCGGGCATGCCGTTGGGCGTCTGACCGAGGACGCCGCCCATGGCGCGGTGGACCCGGCCGCCGCGGGCTTTGCCGACGTAGGTGCTGTCGTCCTGCCCTTGCTGCGCCCGCAGCGCGTCGAGTTGGCGGTTTGCGTCCAGCGTTGCCTCGCGGTCGGTAGAGTAGTTGGAAAAGTCCCACGGATTGCGGCTGGACTGGATGTGGTAGTCGGGCGGCACCGGGGGCACCGGCAAGTTCGCATCCTCGTCCGGCACCGGATGACCATCGGGACCGTTCATCATCGAACTGGCGCGCGGCGATGCAGAAGGCACCGGATGACCGTCCGGTCCGGCCGCCGTGGGTCTGGACCGCGTTGACATCGCCGATGGTGACACGGCGGTCTTCGGCTCAGCCGCAAGGTTCGTGTTGTACGACTTCCCGTTCCACTGGAACGTCTTCGGTCCACCGGCCAGCATCGTCTTGCGCGCGGCAGCGAACGCCTGTCCGAACGACTTGCTGGGCGCGGCGAGCGTTTCCTGCTGGATCTCGCCACCCCCGGCCTTCCTGACCCGGCCACCGCGCGCGCGCTCCACATACGTGTCGGGCGCTTCCTCGCCGGACGGGTCCATCGGATGGTTGCGGGCGTTGACGTTGCGCTTGGCCGAGCCGGTAAATCCGAACGCAGGATCGAAATAAAAATCGGCCCCGTCAGGAATGTGCTTCACGTCAATTCCCCTGCTGCTGCTGGGTCAACTGCACACTGCCGACGGCCGTGAGCGTCAGCCGCGACGCGCGCACCGGCGACGTAATCGCGGCCGTGGCGTTGCCGGTGGCGCCCGCCAGTCCGGCGAACGTCGAGGCGCGCGGGAACGGCACGCCAGGGGGCAACCATGTCAGGAACACGTCGTCCGAGGTGACATCCACCTGATAGGTCGGCGAGCCGCTGAGCACGTTGCCCTGCACCTGCACCTGGAAGTCCGCGGTGAACATGTCCCACGGCACCCATGGCCCGGACGCCGTGCCGCTGGTGCCCGCCTCGACTGTGCCGGCTGTGGCGCCGCTGGCCGTGATGCCGGTCACGGTGGCGAAGCCCTGCGTGGTGGACGCAGCGCCCACATTGGCGCCCGTGACGGTTTCCGACTGCGCGCCGCTACCCTGTTCGACGCGCGAGGTGCCGGTGATGGTGAACTTGATGCCGCTGTCGTTGCCGCTGCTGGTGATGATCACGCGCCGCGGCGTGTCCAGCGTCACCGTGGCCGAGGTCAGGGCCAGCGGGCCGGCCGCGCTCAGCGTCTGCACCGCCGCGATGAGTGCGGCGTTGCCGGCGATGGCCGTAACGGTGGTGACGATCGGGTGCGGCATTCAGGCGGCCTTGACAGAAACAAGATCAAATGGTGGCGGAGCATTTTCGATCCAGACTCCATCATAACGCAGACGGAATCCGTCCACGACCCACGGATCTGGCGGATCGTTTACTATCTCTTCCGCCAGCCAATGCGGAACAAACGCCAATCGGGTCGAAGCTACCCATATTCCGTTGTAGCCGCGAACGGATGGGGGACGGCGCCAGATAATCCCGCATTTTTCGCCGCCATGATCGCGTTCGAACGCCGCCGCCTCGGATAGCGTCAGTTCTGCGGCGTACATGGCAGCTGAAAAAGGAGTATGGTCAAATTTATTCGGTATTGGCGTCATCGACGTGCCCTCGATGGGTCCGATAACGCGATAGGGAAACCGATAGAGAAGAGCCGGCTTGGTCGGATTAGGACAGGAAGCCGCTGCCGCGCCGACCAGCATTTCGTGGAACTTACGAGGGCTTCCCGCCATGAAAAGCGGGCGACCTTCATTGACGAGATCAGTTACAAGACGGTTGAGGTGACGGCATACGATGCCGTCACGCCCTTCCGTAATTTCCGATATGAACAGATCAGTCAATAGCGGTCTCCATCAGGCTCCACTCAGAAATCCGCGCTCGCCTTGATGATGCCGGTGCCGGACGACGTGCCGATGTCCCACATGAACCCGGCCGTGCCGGCGGCACCGAAGCCGGCGCTGCTGGCGCAGTCGAGCAGCGCATTCTGTGTCGATGCGGCGGACCCGGTCAGGGTGGCGCTCAGGGTCAGTGCGGTGCAGACGGTGGCCGTCGTGCTGGCGACGGCGGCCGACACCTCGAAACCGGCGGTCAGCGTCATGGTAGGCGCAACCCGCATCGTCACCGGGAACTGCACGAGGCAGTTGGCAATGCTGGTCGTGCTCATCGCGCAGATGGCACGCGAGTTGAGTGCGGTCTTGCTCTCGGTGATCTGGTAGAAGTAGCGCTGCACCTTGGCCAACTCGATGCCGGCCGGGCGCCACTCGAAGTTCGTCGCGACTGTGCCCTGCTCAAGCTGGACGCCGGTGACGCGGAAGTAGTCGTTGGTCCCCGCGGTGCCAACCGGCGTGTAGCAGAACTGCACGGCGGCTTCGGTGGCGGTCGTCGCAATCGTGCCGGTCCAGGCGTAGCGCTGCCATCCGGTGGTGATCACCTGGCTGGCGCTGATCGGCGTGGCCGCGCCGGTAAACCCCGTGATCAGCGTCGCCAGCCCTTCGTCGGTGCCGGTGCCGGTGGTCAGGATCGGGTTCAGCACGCTGTTGGCGGCCGAGAAGTTGGCGCCGGCGAGCGCCCAGAACGACAGCGTCACCGGCTGGCCGGCGAGCGGCGTGATGTCCGAGGTGGGGATTTCCTGCACCAGACAGGTCGGCAGGATGCCGGCGGCGCCACCGTTGCGCTGCAGCTGCTCCGCGTTGGTGAAGGTGGGTGCGGGAGCGGCCGGCAGGCCCAGCGTGGCGTTCGACAGCGTGGCGGTGGTGGCCGTGCCCGAATACGCCGCCCAGCGGTCGGCATGGTAGAGTGCGGCGGTCGTGATGCTGCCGACCAAGGCCGTGCCGCGCTGGTAGATGTTGAAGTTGCCGTTGTCGATCAGGTTCTTGAAGTTCGGGCCGGCCTGCCCGGACAGGATCTGGGCCTGCGCCGGGGTGACGGGCACGAAGGCGGCGACGGCAACGGCCGCGCCGGCAAGCAGCCCGAGCGCTGCCGCGAGGATGCGATTCGGTTTCATGGTCGGTTCTCCTTCAGGCGGCGCCGATCGGGCCGGCTGCATCGTTGGCCGGGGTGGGTTGCGTGAGGTTCCGGCCGATCGTGACGCCACCGCCGGTCGCCACGACGTGGACATCGAGATTCCGGAGGATCGTGACGCCGGCGCTGGTCGTGGTCTTGAACGTCAGAACGAACGCGCCCGTGGTCTTGTTGGTCACGATCCACTCGCCGTTGTCCGGCACCACCACCGCCGCATCGCCGATCAGCGGGCCATAGACGGCCACGCGAGCACCGTTCTGGGTGTCTGCAGGCAGCGGAGTCGTGCCGCCGGTGACGTTGACGGCCACATAAGCGGCGTTCTCCGCGACCGCCTGCGCTGACTGATCCACGTAG